ATTGCCATGTACTATTTTACCAGAATACTATTTTACCAGAGTACCAGAATACTATTTGTAGCCTTATTTTATTTGCATTGCCGTGCTATCTATTGTAAATATTTAATATTGTTTTTTTCATCAACCATCTTTGCCTCAGCCAGAGCCGGGGAGGCAAAGTAAAAAAAGGGGATTTTAGAATGTCTGTAACGGCAAGTCAATTACTCGAACAGGTAGAGAAAGCGATATATGACATTGTTTCAGGACAGGCGTCTCAGAAAACTGTAACGATTGGCACAGGAACAACGAGCGTAATGGCCTTGGACTTGGACGGGCTAAAAAAACTAAGAAGAGAACTCCGTGCTGAAATACAAGAGGAAGAAAACGGTGGTTATTTTGAGAGAGCGGTTTTTGGGGCGACAATATGAGCCTTGTAGAAAAAATTGACAATGTTATAGCTTTCTTTTCTCCTGGTATGGCTTTAAAGCGATATGAGTCAAGACAAGCTTTTAAGGAAGCACGAAAAAGAAGGTATGAAGGCGCACGAATCAATAAAAACGATCCGAATTATTTACCTTCTGTTTATGATGCTGACAACGATATTTTGAGAGATTTGCCAAGACTCAGAGCTAGAAGCAGGGATATGATCCAAAACAATCCGTGGGCCGTTAGCGTGTTGAATCAATTGATTGGGAATATCGTTGGCGAGACTGGCCATATTCCTAGATGCCCAGGCAATCAAAAGTTTGAGATTTGGCTAAAAGAAACATTGGAAGAGGTTGGAGAAAAGGGCCTGGATATAACAGAAGAGCAAGATTTTTCAGAGTTGGAAGCTTTGGCGCTATGGCAATTCATAGAATCAGGGGAGGCTTTCATAAAATTTGTGTATTCTGGCGAAAAGCGTTTAAAAATACAGTTCTATGAACCAGATCAAATTTATTCTTATAGACAAGAACTTGGTGAAAATGAAATTAGAGCAGGAATCGAGATAGAAAAAAATACTGGCAGGCATGTTTCTTACTTCATTAACGATCATCCTGGCGCATATCGAAACTATTATACAATCACAAATGAAGTCAGGGTATTGCGTCAAGATATGCTACATCTGTTTGTAAAAACGAGACCAGGACAAACGCGAGGCGTTCCAAAGCTTGCTCCTGTAATTCTTTCTCTTCGTGATATGAAGGAATATAAAGACACAACCATGGTTGCTGCTCGTGTAGCAGCCTGTTTAGCCCTAATAATACAAAAAGATAATCATTCTGCTTTTCAATTAGATGCAAACAATGATCCAGTTCGGGAAATTTATCCTGGTATGGTTGTAAGATTAAAACCAGGAGAGAGCGCTTCCACAATCAATCCTAATCAACCCTCTGGACAATTTACAAATGTCATGAATTTTGGTTCACGTTCTGTAGCTGCAGGAACAGGAATGAGCTATGAGTCTGTTTCTCGTGATTACTCTCAAGTCAATTATTCTTCTGGAAGGCTTTCCAAGCTGGATGAGAGAACATCTTACCGTATGATTCAATCTTTTTTGGCGAAACATTTTTGCAAGCGTATCTCTTACGAAATTCAAAGGCTCAGGCTTCTTTTGGGCGAACAAAGAAAATTTGTTACGGTGAAATGGTTGCCAAAGGGCTTTGAATGGGTGGATCCAATCAAAGAGATAGAAGCTGACATTCTTGAAGTTGAAAACAATTTCACGACAAAAGCTGCTAAGATTGCCGAAAGGGGAGGAGATTACGAGGACATCATAGCGCAAAGAGCTTTGGAAATCCAGAAAGAAAAGGAATTAGGAATTACGCCAGTAAAGGGAATTAGCAATGGAGAAAAACCAGCAACAAATATCGACCAGGGAGGAGCCTCAGTTTGAGGTAAGGGCACAATTTGCGCCTGGGAGTTACGACGAAAAAGAAAGAAGTGTAAATGTTATCCTTTCTACAGAAAAAGCTTATACTCGATATGATTTTTTTAGTGATGAGTGTTATGATGAAATTTTGCCAGTAGGTGGAGCAGTTTTTAACGAAAAGTTGCCACTTTTGGATTCTCATTCTAGGGGAAAAATATCGGATGTTATTGGATCTATTGTAAGCATAAGGGTTGAAAGTGATGCAATAGTTGGAAAAGCAATATTCGCAAGTACAGAAAAAGCGAAAGATGCTGAGACGCTTGTAAAAGAAGGCCATTTGACGGATATATCAATTGGCTACAAAATTGAAGAGTACAAAAAAGTTCTTCCAGGGAATTCTCTTATTTTTCAGGGCAAAGAGTATAAAGCAACCACAAGAACACAAGAAATTGTGACTAAATATAAAATTTTCGAGGGCTCGCTTACTCCAGTAGGCGCAAATGACGAGGCAAAAGTAAAATCTTTTTTAGGGGTTAATAAAGTGTCAGATGAAAACAATGTAAAACAAGAACCGATACAGCAGCCAGAGCAAAAGCCACAATTGGATTTAGAAAAGGTTCGTTTAGAGGCTGCAGAAAAAGAAAGAGCGAGGATTGCAGAGATCACAGACCTTTGTCGGACTTTTTCTGAAGATTCTAGAAACTATATTGCAAATGGCAGCACCATTGAAGCTGTACGGAATGCTATTTTTGAAAAGGAAAGACAGAGAAGGGCCAGCAGCGTTCCCACAGTTGAAATTGTTCATGATTCTGCTGACAAAACAAGAGAGTATATAGAAAACTGTCTTGCTTATCGTATGGGGCTAGAAGTGCCACATGCAAAAATTGAATGTAGTCATAGATCGCTAATTGATCTTGCGCGTGAATTCGCACAGTCAAGAGGCGTTAATGTTCGATTTATGGATAATTTGAGAGTGGCCAAAATGGTCATGCAGAGATCTTTTTCTCATGGGTCTTCTGATTTCTCTAATCTTTTGGCTGGTGGTCTTACTCGAAGATTGCAAAAAGCGTATCAGGGTGCGCCTTCTACCTATGAGCTTTGGTGCAATATCGTTGAGGTAGCTGATTTCAGAGAGCAATCCGTAATAAGAATGAGTGAAGGACAAGACCTTGATCTTATTGCTGAAGGTGCGCCATATCCAGAAAAAACCTTCTCTGAGGTAAAAGAATCTTACACTTTGCAAAAATATGGAAAATTGTTTGTTGTGACCTGGGAAGCAATCATCAATGATGATTTAAGATTTTTTGATAGGCTTGCTGATTTGCACGGCTATCGGGCACGTAGAAAACCCAATGCTTTGGCGTATGCTATTCTAACTGCAAATGCTGCGTTAGGTGCAGACAGTACGGCTCTTTTTCATGCTGCTAATCATTTTAATTTAGGATCTGCTGCTTTGGCTTATGATTCCTTGAGCGCAGGACGTACAGCAATAAGAAAACAGAAAGGTGCAGATGGAATTGAGTTAAACTTAAATCCTACCTTTTTGATTGTTCCTCCTGATTTGGAAACAACTGCAGACGAATTGACCAATTCTATTACAAAACCGAGTGCAACCTGGAACAGTACAAACGTAATGGCAGGGAAGTTTACCCCTGTTGTAGAATCTATTTTGTCAGCAAGTTCTACAACAGCATGGTATCTTGCTGCTTCGCCTTCTCAGATAGATACTGTTGAAGTTGCTTTCTTGCAAGGATACAGAGGACCAGTTTTAGAAGAAGAAGAAGGTTTTGATGTAGATGGAAGAAAATACAAAGTAATGATTCCTTGTGTAGCCAAAGCGATTGATTATCGCGGCCTGTACAAGGGTAATTCATAAGGATTAGAACTATGAATAATAGAGTATATGAAGATTGGGATTTGATTTCATACGCCAATTCTAGCGGGTCAACAATAGAATCAGGCGATCTTGTTGATATCACAAACCTTGTTGGGATTGCACAAAATGATATTGCCGACGGCACAACTGGTGTTCTGCAAACAAAAGGAGTGTTCACCCTTCCTAAGGACAATAACCTTGTGATTTCTCAGGGTGATCGTGTTTATTGGGACACTTCTAACGAAGAAGTAGACAAAACTGCCGAAGATCAGACTTATGTTGGAATAGCTTGGGCTGCGGCTGCACAAACAGCTACAACGGTACAGGTAGCAATCAATTTTCCGACCAAAGTTGAAATAAACGAGTCATAGGAGAATAGAATATGTTCGGGCAATCTTTTGAAAATTTGTTGTTATATCTTGCGCCTATTCAGGCTGTTGATTTAGAAAATTATGGTTATACAGAGCAAGATTTAACGAATCTTTTGACGGAAAAGGCTGAAATCGTCTTTTCTTATATGCCCGAAAAATATAGACGTGCATACGCTTCTCGTGTCCACAGGTTGATTGTAATCGATTTCGCCAAATCTGGACAGACATCTGTAGCAATGCCATTTCCTAGCATGAGTAACGTGATAGGTTTTGTGAATCCATCTGGTTCTGTTTCTGATTTGGCAGATTATACGGCTGTCTCCGTAACTGTGAATTCTCCCAATTTGCAGTTTTCTGCTTTGTCTTTAGGTGACAGGCTGATAATTGATTTTGATAACGTTCTTTCTGGAACCGAGATTTTACCTCTTTGTTGGGCATGCAATGTTCTTGCTTCTATTGATTTGCTTTCTATTATTGCTGGTGATAACAGAACGGGCGCCGTTGTTGAAAGAGTAAAATTAGACGGGGAGCGTGTGTTTAATTGGTTAACAGCATTGAATTCTCCTGTGACAGGAGATCGTGTAATAATCAGGAAATTGGAATATCAATATTGGGATGGCGATAAAACCTATCTTTCTGTTATGGACGAAATTCTAAAAAATAAGGCAGCAAGCATATGAGTGTAGATATTTTGTTTACCGCTCTTGAAACGAATATACGTGCAAACAGTGCTTTTACTGGATTTAAATTTTTTCGTTTTGAAAGCATGGCAAATTCAAATCAGCAAAGTTTAGGATCTGTTCCTTTTTTAAAAGTTGCATGGAAACAAAATCATTCTTATGTAGCAGAATCATTACACAAGATTATAACAGAATGTAGATTCCAGGCTGAAATCCGATGGATTTTAAGCGAGCCTGATATAAACGATGAAAAAAGAATAGATGAGTATTCTTTGTATGACCGTGCTTTTAAAGAGTGCCTTCTTTCCCATGATGAAAATTTTTTGGGACTTTCAGAAGTTCTTTCTGTTCAGGCTGATTCAATGCCTGGAGTTGTAACAGGGCCATCCTTTTTGAAACATGGTCTGATTGTATGTAATTGTGAAATTAAATATATAGAACAATATTAGTTTTTG